TACCTGATGCAGAAAAACCTGTGGTAGAAGTTAAAGTAAGAGTTGTTACAGAACTTGAGTGTGATCCGTTAAGAGTTGTTGATTCAATCTGATCTTCCTCGTTAGGATAATCTTTATCAATGTACTCGTTATAGTTAAGAGAAGTTAAATTATTACCTGCAGAATTAAGATCGTCATCTTTTTTAATTCTTGCGGTGTTATAGTCTACTGACTTAGTACTTGTAGGTAGGCTGTACCTTGCTACACCTGGCGTCAAAGTAGAAGAATTTTGTGCGTGGTTAAAAGAGTATCCAAACTCTCTTTGATTAATATATCTTATAGATTCATTAACTGCATTTTGACATTGTACCTGAACACCCCTTGCGTTTGCAAAGGTAGTAGATGTAAGCACTACTTCATTCATGCGTGTGATAACATCGTTAGTTAACGAAAGAAATGTCAAAGCCATATTGTTTCCTTTAGATAAGCTAAAGGGGCCAACCTAAGTCAGCCCCCAAAGTTGTTTTATGCTAAGTCACGAGCAGCAGCAGAAGCTTCTGTCATTGCAGCAGAAACATCAACAACTACTGCGTAGACACGTAAGCGTCCAGTTGCAGCAGCAGCACCTGCGATTGTAACATCAATAGTGTCAGCAGTACCCACAAGAGCCAAAGACTCAGCAGCATACGTAGAAGCTGCACCTGTGTTTACAATATTAGCTTCACCGTTACTACCTTTTACAAGGTATGTACCTGCAGCAGCATCTAATGCAGCACCATCAATGATGTCATCTCCACCACCAAAGTCAATATTACAAGTACAACTTGCAGTAAAAGACTTCATGATTTCAGCACCTGCAGCAATCACAATTGATTCAGAAGGTACTTCTAGTAGTTGAAAGATGTCACCGTTAGCAATAGTAGCACCTGCAGTAATCATAGCATCAATGTCTAAGATTGCCTCCATAGTGCGTACTGTATTTCCTACTACAGTTGGAACAGCAAGAACGTCTGCACCAACACCTGCAGTAGAAGCGAGAGTCATATCAAAAGTAGCCATAAGTTATATCCTCCCCTTACGCTGCGTTATATTTAGCAGTAACCAAGGCTTCTGGCCTTAGTATTTTTCTGCCGTATAGATGCATACCACGAACAATGTCAGCAAAGCTGTCAGGGTCACGATAAGTTTCAGTCTTGCTGATTTGCTCCGCAGTTGCGACAGCAGAATCATGACCACCAACTATAACACCAAAGTTAGTAAGTTGGTTTGCAGTGCCTGATGTACCTGGACCTGTGCCTAGGGCAGGAAGGTTTGATGATACATATAGACGGAAACCATGAAAGTTATTGATAGTAAGACCGTTACGTAGTCCACCACTTTCACCGTAGTCTCCATTCATGAAGCGTGAGTCCTCATCAGAGAGTAGCTCCATAAACACTGGGTCAACAACAAGCCATCTACCTTGGGTATCAACTTGTTGTACGTCAAGCAATCGTTTCATTCTTGCAATAATCATTGCAGGTGAAACTGTAGCTGTTGGTAGAGATGTAGCACCTGGCATACGAGCAGTTACTGGGATTGAATGATCCCCTGCTGATGTTGTCGTAATGTTACCAAATGAATCTTTACGTAGCTTCATGCTTGTAAGCAACTCGTCTGAACCTGCAGAAGAAACAGACTTTGAACCATTTACTTGGTCGTTTACTGCATCAGCTTTTGAGTGTAGACTTGACTGCTTAAAACCTGACAGATAGCCAAGAACTTCTTGGTCATACTGATCAGCTAGTCTGTAAGCTGCACGATCCGTTGCAAGTTGCATGAAGTTCACATGTGAGTGTGCTTCTTCGATATCGTCCATCTTAAAAGCGTAGTAGTTGCTTTTGTCTACGACTAACTGAAAATCGTCATCTTCAAGATCTTGTGCTGTGATGTTTGTACCACGAGCATAAGCTTGAACTGAGATTTCTGGTTCTTTAATAATTCTGACCGTATCTCCTTGGGCAGAAATCTCTCCGAAATAATCAGAGTTAGTTATGTCTCCTACAGTAGCAGCCTTGCGAAAAGCAAGCTGTACTTTTTTGGAGTAGATTATTGGCGAAAAATTACCGTTTGGTAAATTGCCATAACCTGTTGCGGTTTGAAAAGCCATGATTAAAATCCTCCATGATATTTGGCTTTGAGAATAAAGCTTAAACACCTGAAAGAGGCTGTACGTTTTCTAGGGTGCAGAGAGCATTCGGTTGCGCAACAGAATACTACTGGGCCTATACTTGGACAGGTAGTTCTTTGTAGTTTAGACTTTTGGGTTAAATGTATCTTTGAAGGTAGTCCTTACGGAGGCTTCAAGTCAGATACTGGTAGTTATATGCTTGACTTAATATATGTCAACCATTTATCTTGCAGAACCAGACATATCATAAACAAACTTGCCATTACGCATAGATTCGTTTATCTTGTCCTGCATTTCCTCAAACTCCTTACTAGACATCCTGGCTACATCAGACTCTTTTATTTGTCCTTGTACGCCTTTTGCGTCTACAGAAGTACGAGTTCCTTTAGCAACAGTAGATGCTGCAGCTTTTTTAGATTGTTTCTTAGCTGCTAAAGTCATACCGTTGTCAATTTTAAATAGATCAATCACACGTACAACTGACGCAGGATCATCCATGTTTTCGTAGAGTGCATCCTTAACCCACTTGGGTTGTTCGTCTGCCCAGTTGTGAAACTGATCTGATTGTCTTAGCTCATCAAAGTCTTCGTGAGACTTGCGAATAACATTCTCTGACTTTATTCTTTGAGCTTCAGAGTGAGCCTCGTCTAACTCTTGTAAACGTGACTCAGCCTTGTTGAACATCTCTTGAGCTTTCTTGGCTGCAATAGTTTCAACAATACCTGCTACGTCTGGGTACTCACTTGCCCACTTCTCTATGTCTTCATCAGACTTAGGAGGAACAATACCCTCACGTTTACTTTTGTTTTCTAGAGCGTCAAACTTTTCTTGCCACTCTTTTTCTTTAGAAGCTAGATGTTTACGAATATCACCGTAGCGTTTCTTAAAAGACTTTTCTTCAGCGTTTAACTCACTGTCATTGTCTTCCTGTGCTTCGGTTTCCTCTGAGGTTTCTTCTTGTTGAGTATCACTCGTTGCTTGAACTTCGGAGTTCTCAGTATCATTGCTACTGGATTCCTGTTGTTCTTCCACTTCTTCACCACGAGCCTCTGCTTCTAGTCTAGCAATCTCAGCCTCTTCAGCCTCCATTTGCTTTTGTTTCTTAGTGTGGTTATATCCACGATCTACAAAACCTGCTGTTTTAGGTTTTTCCATTGTAGTTAGTTCAGGCATTTAAAGTTCTCCTTTATGTTGGGGCCAGGAACTATTCCTGGGTAGCCTTATTGTTATTGTTTACTTCTTGCCCTTTTTATTCATTAGTCCACCTTCGGCTCTACCGCCTTTGTATCCATCAGTGGCTTTACTTTTTCTTGTATCAAGTTTTTTCTTTTCAGATGAACTCAAAGATTTCTTACCACTTTGAGATGAAAAGAATTTTTTATCTTTTTTCTTACGTTTACGTCTATCTGCTGCAGCTTTAGTATCTTCTGCTGCTAAACGTGCTTGTCTAGATAAAGCAGGAGTAACAACAGGGGATGCAGCAGGTGGTGTATCTACAGCTAGTCTACCAGTAGGAAAGGCTGATGAAGAAGTAATAGGCTCTGGCTCTGGCTTTGGTTCAGACTGTTGTACTACAGTGTTCTTTACTTCTTCTTTGTCTTTACCAAATAAACCAGAAACAAAGTCTGTAATGTTGTCTACGATACCACCCTCATTTTCTGGTGGTTTGATACCTTTTGCTTTCATTGCAGCTAGTATATCTTTTTCTTGTGCTCTTGTTGCACCCTGACCAAATAAAGCAAGCATAGGATTAATAGCACCCAAAGCTGTCAGTGCTATGCGTGTCTTTCTGTTTTGATCAAAAGCTTCTAGTAACTTTTCTCCATCATAGGTGCTGTAGTCTACCTTTTCAGTTTTTGGAGGTTTACTACCACCACCTCCTCTACGTCCACTTCCTGTAGTCACTGTAGATCCTGTAAGGTCTGTAGTTACTGGGGTATCAGTCGTTGGAGTAGTTTCTCCTTGTCCTGCAGGTCCAGTCATAGGCATCTGCTTGGTGTAACCCCTGCCAAGATACTCTTGATAGATTTTACTATCTCTAGGAAGGTAGAAAGTTTTACTTTTACCATTTGTAGCATACTCAGGATGATAAAGGACTGTAAAAGATTGTCCCTGTGGAGCTTGACTAGGTGTGGTTCCAGTTGTTCCTGTCTGCTGTGGTTGTTGACCCATAAAACTATAACCAAGACCATACTGAGCAGGGTTAAATTGATTTTGAACAAAGGAGGGTGCGTCTT